TAAAAGAAATTTTATCGGAATAGAAATAAGTAAAGAATATTGTAAAATAGCCGAAAATCGCCTTAAACAAAAACCATTAATTTAACTAACCAAACCATAACATCGCACTAATAAATATATGAAACAAAAATTAGAAAACGCAATTGAATATGCCGAAGAAATGTTAAAAGAATATAAAATGATAGGAAATGATGGAGTATTTGGTGCTATAACCATTGAAAGAGAATTAGAACACGCACGGAAAGTTCTAAAAACTTTTGATAAGAGAAGTGAAATTGAGGTTAAAGAAATTATTAAATCTCTAAATGATATTAGTTAACAAAATGAATTACACAATAACACTAATAATAAATAATAAAGAAAGGATAAAACTATGTTTCTAACAAAAAACAAATTATTAAAGAAAAAAAAGCAGTTGACAGCCGGGCTTATTATTGACGCAGAAATTGAAGTCGAGGTTAATTGGATCTTAATCAAAGAAGCCGAGAAAGAAATTAAAAATAATATAGATAAGATTGAAAAAATCTTAGAAGAAATTAAGGAGGAAAAAGCTAAAACTCCTTGTGCTATGGAGGAAATCAAAAAGTTAAATGCCGAGGCAGTTAGGATTGGATATACTGGAAAGAAAACAAAAGACGGAAAAGAAAAATACGAGGGTGCTTTAGCTTTCTTAGATAATAAGAGAGCAAGTATTTATTCAGGTATTGAAATGTCGGTTGGAAAAAGAGAACAAGCAAAACTTCAATTACGAGGTATCAATCGATTGATTAATAAAGGTTATCATAAAGATTTTAACAAGTTTATTAATGAGGAATTATGAATATAATACCATACTCAAAAAATGCGAAAAAACATCCGGACAGTCAATTAAAGTTGATTGCTAAAAGCATTAAAGAATTTGGTTGGCAACAACCGATAGTTGTTGATAAAAATAACGTTATTATAATCGGACACGGACGTTGGTTTGCTTATGAGAAGTTTGGAAAATTATTGAAATTACCTAAACCTGAAATAAAACAAGCTAATAATTTAACAAATCAACAAGTTAAGGCATTGAGGTTAGCTGATAATAAATTGAATGAGAGCGAATGGGATATAAAATTAGCGATTGAAGATCTTAAAGATTTAGATATTTCATTATTTGAATTAACAGGATTTGATAAAGACGAATTGATGTTGAATAGTGTTGAGAATACTGAAGTAGATATGGAAAGAATGTTGGTTATTACAGTTGAAGCACCAGAGTCGCCAAAACTAAAAGAAAGAATGGCTTTTTATTGCGACTCGATTGAAAAATATAAGAAGATACAAAAGATATTAAAGAAAAATAAAACAGAGTTAGATACAGATAAATTATTGGAGAAAATATGTTAAGATATTTTAGTTTATTTAGCGGTATTGGTGGATTAGATTTCGGTCTAAGGAAATTAGCAACTTGTGTTGGATTTTCTGAAATTAAAAATACATCGATACAGATATTTAAGAAACATTGTAAGGCAGAAAATTATGATGATATTTCTAAGATAGATTATAAGTTATTGCCGGACTTTGATATTTTACTTGGTGGATTTCCTTGTCAATCATTTAGTTTAGCTGGATTAAGAAAAGGATTTGAAGATGAAAGAGGTAAAATGATATTTAGGATATATGATATATTGAAAGAGAAGAAACCAAAGTATTTTGTTCTTGAAAATGTTAAAGGATTATTAAACCACGATCAAGGAAAAACATTTTTGAATGTGATGAAATTATTAACCTATGCTGAATATAATGTAAGAGTAGTTTTATTAAACTCATTATATTATGGATCTGCGCAAAGCAGAGAAAGATTATTTTTCTTAGGGAGTAAAGATGATTTTGAAATTAATGAGCCAATTATTGTTGATGATAAAAAAAGGTTTCGTGATATTAGAGATGATGATGATAGTAAATATAGGTTAATAAATAAAACAGATCGTAATATATTAAAGATTAACCAGAAGCATATTAGAAACTTTGAATTGATAGGAGGTTATGATCGAGTAGGAACATTGACTACTCAATATGGTTGCGGAGAAAAAGTAGTGCCTTATAAAGATTGGTATAGATATTTAACAGTTTTAGAATGCGAAAGATTACAAGGATTTCCTGATGATTGGACTAAAGGGATAAGTGATAATGCTCGTTATTGGGTCTTAGGAAATGCTGTTAATTGTGATGTTAGTAAGTATTTATTTAATAATTATTTGAAAAGTTTATGGTGGTAATAATATGAATGACAAAATGACTCCATTAGAATTAGCAAAAGATTTAATTTTCAATGATGTAATAAAGGGATCAACGATTAAGGATATTAAATCGGGTCAGCAAGGATCTTGTGGTCCGGGATACGACGCTCAAATTGGTGGTTGGATTTGGACTGAAGATAGGAGAGGTCAAAAGACAAGCGATAAGAGAATGTCAACAGATAATATATTGGTTAGAAAAGCAAGTGGAAAACTTATCAATAAGATATTCTCATTAAGAGAGATTTATAATTTAGTTAAAAAAGAATTATGACTGAAACATCAACAATTATATTAAAAGGAATAGTATCAATTTCAGGTTGGCTATTTGGTATTTGGTTTTTTATAGAAAATAGCGCTGTATTTGTAATTTTCTTAGCTTGGGTTGGTTGGAGCTTTATCTGGTTTGGATCTATTTGTTTATTAGAAAAAGATAATGAAAGGAATAATGATTAAAGAAACCGAACAAGATATCCAAAAAGCTATTTCAGATTATTTAGAGTATTCAGGATTTTTAGTTGTTAAAATAAACAACGTTGGTATAATGAAACTAAACGGACAGTATATACCTCCACGTCAAAAAGGAATATCAGATTTGATTTGTTGCAAGGGTGGTAAGTTCTACGCTTTTGAAGTTAAGACAAGCAAGGGTAAGATTAGTGATCATCAGCAAGAGTTTTTAGATAGCGTTTTAAGAGTTGGCGGGATTGGTATTGTAGTAAGAAGTATTGATGATGTAAAAAAAATAATTAAACAAAAATTATGAAAAACTTTAGAAAACATTTTTATTGGAGCGAGTCAAGGAACTCTATATCTATTGAGGTAGGATATTTTCCTATGATTAAATTAGGGATTGATTTTGGTGAGGATATCACAATTACTATTGGTTGTTTTATCCAATTTTATTTTTCTCTTGATGTTCCCAAATTAGATCGTTGGCTATATAAGTATAAGATACACGACAGAGCATTAGAGATTTATCTTTACACTAACGATTTTTCAATTCATCTTAACTTAATGTCGGATACTATGGGTTGGAAAAAAGGAGATTGGAAATGGTCTTTATACGTTATTGATAAATTGAGGGGTAAGTATGAAGTATCTAAAAAAGTTATTGAGGAAAGAGATATATCTATTCCAATGCCTGAAAAGAATTATCCTGCTCACGCTATTTTAGCTGATTGGACTTGGACATATCCTCGTTGGTTTTCTAAAACCATTAGGAGATGTGAGATAAAAATACCAGGAGGATTACCTCACGAGGGTAAGGGAGAAAATAGTTATGATTGTGGCCAAGACGCTACTTTTAGTATTGCCACAAAAGCTAAAACAATTCCTGAGGGAGTCGGACAGCTTGTCGGTAGTGTATTAAAAGATAGGGTTAAGTATGGTGGTTGGGGAGATTATAATTGGACTAAGTTAAAAACAAATATATGATCAGCGAAAAACAATTACAAATTAGAGATAGAAGATTATCAATGGGATTTAACAATCCTAAAAAGGACGCTTGGGCTAAGAGAAGAAGATCAATAAATTATATTCCTACTCCGGTTAAGGAAACTGATATGTTAGAAGATATATTAAAAGGTAATGATGACTTAAAAATTACTAAAGTTGGTCCAGGACTATTTCAAAGGTTATGGTCCTGGATTAAAAAATTATGTCATATAAATTAAAACAGATAGTAAAATCAGAAATAAGAAAACTTAGGAATAAGGCATATCAAAAACGTAGAGAGGCCGATAAGTTTGATAAAGAAGCTGATGAGTTAGAGAAACAAATTAAAGATGACAAAAACTAAATTACAACAAGCCATTGAGAAAGCTAAGAGGAAACCGATTAAGAAACCGGCTAAGGTTAATATAGCTAAGATAATGGATAGCGCTAAGAAAAAAGTAGATAAGCATAATGCTAAGAATAAAATTACTGGAATTACATTGAAAAAGCAGTTGCCTGATAAACAGGATAAAGCAGGTAGAGATAAAGACGGAAAGTTCAAGTCAGGTTATTCAGGAAATCCTAAGGGTAGAGAGAAAGGTTTATCTATTACTGAAATGATTAGAAAAGAATTGATAAAAGATCGAAAGGTTAAAGGCAAAACTAAAAAATCTCAATATGCCGTTATGTTAGTAACCAGGATATTAGAGAAAGCTATTCAACAGGGAGATCAAAAAATGATTGAGAAGATATGGGCTTACATTGACGGGACGCCAACTCAAATGGTTGACGCTAAGGTTACTGGAGATTTGTCATTAAGAGAATTATGTCAAAAAGCTAAGGACGAATAATTAAATGATAACAACTGAAGATGTAAAATTATATCGGAAGTTTCAACGATCGCCTATATTCTTTATAAAGACAATGTGGGGATTAGTCCCTCAGCCATTAAAAGAGGATTATAAAGATATAGCAAAGTCAGTTCCGTTAAAAGATTATAAAGCTCATTGGTTTAAGCCATTTATTAAGGGAAAACATATTACTTGGCAACAATGGGTTATTCTACTTGCAGTTGAAAAAGGATTAAGAGGTGAGTCCTCAAAAAGAATAACAGTTAAGTCAGGACACGGAATAGGAAAAGATACAACTTTATCTTGGGCGATCCTATGGTTTTTATTTTGTTTTGAGGACGCTCAAGTTCCTTGCACAGCTCCAAGCCGAGAACAGCTTCACGATATTCTATGGAAAGAATGTAAGATATGGTTAGATCGTATGCCAGAACGAGCTTCTAAACTTTATGAGTGGAGGTATGGTTATATTAGAATGAAAGAAGCACCGGAAACTTGGTTTGCTCGAGCAAGGACAGCTAAGAAAGAAGCACCGGAAGCATTGTCAGGAGTTCACGGAGATCACGTTCTATTTGGAATTGATGAGGGATCAGGAGTTCACGACGAAATCTTTAACACGGCTGAGGGAGCATTAACTGGACCAAACGTTTTGATCTTAATGATCTCAAACCCTACTCGATTGATTGGTTACTTCTATGACTCTCATCACGCTGACGCTCATAACTGGCAAAACCTTAGTTTCGATAGTGAGGAAAGTCCGATTGTTGACTGGGACTACGTTGATAGGATAGAGGAGAAGCACGGCAGAGGTAGCGACGAATGGAGGAAAAGAGTATCAGGACAATTTCCTAAAGAGGACTCGGTTGATGATCAGGGTTATGTTCCTCTTTTAACTAAAGCTGATATTAAAGAAGTTGAGGACGCTGATTTTATAGGAGAAAGAAAAATGGGAATAGATCCGGCCGGAGCAGGTAGAGATAAAACAGAATGGCTTATTAGAGATAGCTTCAAAGCAAAATCAGTTTTGACAGAAAAGAAATCAACGCCAAAGACAATAGCTCAAAAGACATTAACTTTAATGACTCATCATTATGTTGATCCTGGCGCTGTTTGGATAGATAACTTTGGAGAGGGAGCGAACGTAGCAGTTGAGATAGCATTGGCTCAACCAAAATACAAAACTAATCCGGTTAGCTTTGGAGATAGAAATTGTGATGTTACTTTTCTTAACAAGAGAGCTGAGATGTATTGGAGGATTAAAGATTGGTTTAGAACTGGAGGAGCAATAGTTAAAGACGTTGAATTAAAAAAACAATTATTATCAATTAGATATCGGGAAGAATTATCAGGCAAGATAAAAATTATGAGTAAAAGAGAAATGAAAAAGTTAAGTATTTCTTCTCCGGATATAGCTGACGCATTGGCATTGACATTTTTTGAAGATGAGGTCGATAATGAAACTCCTGATTACTCTCAACCAAAGAGGGGGGATAAACTAAGAATGGCCATTAGAAAAACAAGGCCAACAAGTAAGGATACAAACTTATGAATGAATACAAGTTTATTTATTATTGTCCGAGATGTAGAAATATATTATTTAAGTCCAATCAACATTTATCGGACGGAGAGATTAAATGTTCTAAGTGCCAAGAATTAGATAAGGAGGAGAACGCTCAACCAATTCAGTTTAGTAATTTATATATTAAAGTTATCCACATTGACAAAGACAAGATAAAAGGTTTAGAATAATAGTATAGCTTCGGCTATCGAGTGGAGATTACGATCAAGCGCTTGGGATTACGATCTAAATGCTTTTCAGTATTTTATTATTGGAAAGTTTAGGTCGTTTTTTAATTATATGGAAGAATTAAACACAAATACAATTAGTTCAGATCTACCGGCAGTAACAGATCCTCTTGTTCTGAAACTTAGAGAGGAAAGAAAGGTAGCTATTCAATATCAATCTCGTAGGCACGAAACCTGGCGAGAGATTTATGAATTATATAGGGATATAGTTGAAACTAATGAATTGACTCAAAGACAAGAGGTTAATGTTCCTATAATGAAAGAAACTAAAAAGACATTATTGTCAAGGATTGATGATCCTCCAATGATTGAGTTTGATTGTTTAGAGTCAGGTCAAAAAGGACGGGAGAAAGAAATTAATCTCAACGAGTCCTGGAATGATGATTATGATAATTGTAATTTTGAGGGAGTTGATATTATAGAAAAAGGAAATGTTTTATTATACGGCCGGGCTTGGAAAAAGTTAAATGTTATTAACGGATCATTCAAAACAGAAGCACTTGATAATTTAGATATTGTTTCAGATCCAAAGATGAAACCTCTTGATGTAGAAACAGCGAGATTTTTAATCCATTTACATATTGAAAAAACATTAAAGACAATCTTAGCTGATCCTACTTATTTAGAAAAAGGTAAAGACGAATTAAAAAGTTTATTATTTGGAGAGGGAGATGATCCTACTGGTAGAGGAGCATTATTAAAATCTGACGGGGAAGATCAAACACAAGAAGCTAAGGAAGATATTTTGAAATCTTTAGGAATTAATAACTATGATGATTTTGTGGCTTCAGATGTTATGGTCCAACTGGCTGAGCATTTTACTATGATATGGGACGAAGTATCTAAGAAGTGGGTTAGATATGTTGTCACTATGGCAAACAATTCAGTTGTTCTAAGAAAGAGGCCATTGAAAGAAGCAATCGGTGTTGAGTTCTGGCCATTTACTACTTGGGCTGATGACGTTGACTCTAAGGATACCTGGACCGACGGAATGGGAGATATTGTATTGACTCCTAACAAGGTAATGAATATCTACTTTTCGACAATGGTTGAAAATAGAGTATATCGAAATCTTGGTATGAGTTGGTATTTGCCGTCTAAGGGATATGATCCTCAAACATTCGAGCCAGAGCCATTTGGTCAATACCCTGCTCCTATTATTAAAGATAAAACTGGTAAAGTAATGAGTGTTAATGAAGTTATTAAGCAAATGGAAATACCGGCATTGGAAGATAATTTAGTTAGCATTGAGTTTTTGATTAAGTTAGTAGAACGAGCAACTGCGGCGACTGCTATTGCTAAGGGAGTTCAGGAAAAAGGACAAACAACTCTTGGAGAAGTTGAGGAGTTAGTTGAAAGTGCTTCAGATAGAATTGTATCAATCGCAAAGTTTTATCGTAGAGCTTGGAAAGAGTTTGCTGAGAAGTGGAGAGCATTAAAAGAAGCCAATGCTAAAGATACTCCAGTCACTCTTTATAAGAAAGGAGCAAGTGGAGAATATTTTAAGAAAAAGATTTACAAAAAAGATATCTATTCAAGCGACGGATATAAAGTAAAAGTTAGATCAAGTTCAGAATTAGAAAAAGAACAGATGACCGGGATTAAAAAACTATTCGCTATTCTACAACAATTCCCTAACAACGTTGCACTTAGGAAAATTGCTCAAAAACGATTACTGGATAATTTGGATCTAACTAAAGAGGAGTTAGACGAGATTACTCAATATGAGGAGCAGAACGCTCAGCAAGAGAATGAGTTAGGCCCGGAAGTTCAATCTTTACAACAAACAACAGAACAATTAAAAACATTAACAAGCCAATAAGGAGAATAAAAATATGACTGATCAAGAAAAAAAGATATTCGCTGACTCTCAAAAACTCTTAACAGATGTAGCCGGTAAATTGGAAACATCTCAGCGTAAAGAGAATGAGTTAGCAACAGGCGCCTTACTTCGACAAATGAATGACTTATTTGTCAAAGATTATAAGGAAATGGCTATCGCTTTCAAAGCTATGCTACCTTTAATGGAGCAAATCGCTAAGAAAGGTGGAGTCAGTAAAGAAATAATTGACGCGCTAAAGTCAATTAAGTTAGAGCCAAGAGTTGATAATATCAAGGTAACTGTCCCTGAAATTAAGATACCTCGGCCTAAAGTCAATGTAGATGTTAAAGCGCCTGAGGTTAAAATCCCTAAGGTGGTTGTTTCAATGCCTAAGGCAGGGATTAATGTATTAGGTTTCTCAACATCTATCAAATCAATACTTTCTGCGCTAAAAGGTATTTTCAATGCTAATATGTTTGTTTATGGAAAACATATCTCAAATGATAATCCGCTCCCTTGTGTCTTGGTTGATACTAAGGGAAATCCTTATCGAGCAGTTAGTGGAGGAGGAGCGATAGTTGGAGGTGGTGGAAACTCAGGACAAAGTTCAAATGCTACATTTGCAAGGAACGCTATTAATGAGGCCTCTTATGATGTGGAAGCTGCCGCATATGATGAAACTACTGAGCATACAGAGCATTATGGATTGACCGGTATCTTTATTCAATTCTCTCACGCTGTTAGTAAAACAATCACTCTTTCACTTACTGACGGAACGACTACAATTCCATTTAAGACCTGGGCTACTGATACGGCAACGAGCCGAGTATTTTTACCTGATAAGAATTGGAAAATTACTAAAGGTTGGGAAATTAAAGTAGATGTTACTAAAGTAGGATCAACTTGTTTAATGAACTTGCTTTTGATTACCCATTAAAATTATGAATAAAAATATCAAAAAACTAATAATTCTATTCTCGGTTATTTGTATAATCGGAGGATTAGCTTTTTCAGTTTTAGCTTTTAAGAATACTGTATCTGATAGATTGGACCAGGCCATTGAAGATCAGGTCTTGGTTGGTTATGAGGCCTATGAGGGGACAGAGATAACAGGCGACAGGATTTACGAGGGAGATCAACGGCCATTATTTGACGCAACTTATGATCAAGGATCTGCTTCTTATCAATGGGATAATATCTATGGAGTTAAGTTTTATGGCGACGGAAGTTCTTTGACTGGAATTACAAGTGCTAATCCTTTTAACCAATGGCTTGATACTACTAATACTCCTGAATTTGCTGGTCTATTAGTTTCCGGTAATTCAACTACAACTGGTAATTCAACAACTACTGGACATATTGCTTCATTAGGCGGTAATTCAGATGAATGGAATTTAGCGTATGGCTGGGGAGATTGGAATGGAGAAGGATTTATAGCTCTTACTGATTTATCAGGTTCATCGCCAGTAACTTATAATAATGGAACAGGTGCGATAGGTTTTGATTTCTCAACAGACAATACTTGGACAGGTGGAAATACATTTGGGAACACAACTACAACCAACTTATATTTTAGTAATTCTTTAGGACAAAAAATATGTCTTTATGATAATTTATCAACAGGTATTGGATTACAAGTTGATTTAATGGAGTTTATAGGTTATAGC